GATGCCTGCGTAGGCGGATAACTTCTCTGATTGTTTAACATAAATGATAACAATGGGAGACTAATATGTCATCACAAGTAACTACAGCATTTGTACAGCAGTATTCTGCTAACATTCAAATGCTATCTCAACAAATGGGATCGTTATTAAGAGACAAAGTTCGTCTTGAATCTGTTGTTGGAAAAAATGCTTTCTTTGACCAAGTAGGGAAAGTAACTGCTGTTTTAAAAACTAGCAGACATTCTGACACTCCACAGATCGACACTCCGCATGCTAGAAGAAGAGTATCTCTTGCGGATTACGAATTTGCGGATTTAATAGATCAACAAGATAAAGTGAGACTCTTAATAGACCCGACTTCATCTTATGCTCAAGCTGCTGCTATGGCAATGGGTAGAGCTATGGATGACGTGGTAATCAGTGCCGCTACAGGAACTGCATTTACTGGTGAAACAGGTTCGACTTCAACTGTATTACCTTCTTCACAGAAGATTACAGAAAGTGGAACTGATGGTTTAACTATTGCGAAGTTAAGAACTGCAAAAGAAAAGTTCGACTTAGCAAGCGTAGATCCATCAATCGCTAGATTTATCGTGGTATCCCCAAGACAAATCACTGATCTATTAGGTACAACTGAAGTAACAAGTAGTGATTTTAATACCGTTAAAGCATTAGCAAATGGTGAAATCAACTCGTTCTTAGGTTTTAACTTTATAGTATCAAACAGACTATCTATTGCATCTTCTAAAAGATCATGTATCGCATTTGCACAAGATGGTATTACATTAGCAGTTGGTAAAGATGTTCAAGCTCGTATTGACGAAAGAGCTGACAAATCTTACGCAACTCAAGTGTACTACTGCATGAGCATTGGTGCTACAAGAATGGAAGAAGAAAAGGTAGTTGAAATACAAGCACACGAAGCGTAATAGAAGGAGGATATAATTATGGCTGATTCAATACAACAAGCTAAGATTGATTCTACACCTTCACAAAAAGTAAAAGCAAACGAACTTGCTGGTAGAGTAAGAGTAGCTTTTGCTGAGTACGAAGCGAGTGCAGAACAATCAACAATTCACATGTTTAGCATACCAAATGGTGCGAGACTTTTATCAGGCTCAGTAGCTTATGATGCGTTAGGATCATCGACTACTATTTCTGTAGGTTACGCAGCACACACTAAAGCAGATGGTACAACTGAAGCAGCAGACGTAGATCAATACAAAGCTGCAGCAGCTTCAACTTCTGCACAGAGTGTTGCAGTGTTAGACACGATTGCATTAGACAAAAATGCAGTAACAGATGCCAACAAAGATGGTGTTCCAGTTACAGTTACATTAGCAGGTGCTAATGGTACTGGTACTATTCAGTTGCAAATGTTATATGTAATTGACTAATAACTAGAATTTTAGGGGAGGAAAGCGAGAGTGGAACTCCCCTAGGATGCAATGAAACAAATAAAAGATTTAAAAACAGTATTACATTTTAGAAAGGGTGATTATGTTTATCGTTATGTACTGGTAGACAGATTCAAGAATACAAGTAAAGTACATTATGGTTTTGATGCAAAGCTAGAAAGAACTGAGGCAGAAACCTTTGCGTTAGAAAAAGATAGACAGATTAGAAGAAAGTATATTATAAGGAAGTAGTATGGCATCAGTAGTAGATATTTGTAATGGAGCATTAAATCAGTTAGGTGCTACAACTATTGTTTCCTTAACAGAAGATTCAAAAAATGGCAGACTATGTAATGCTAGATACACTCAAATAAGAGATAGTGTATTTAGATCACACCCTTGGAACTGCTTACAAAAAAGATTAGAACTATCATCATCAACAGATACTCCTGCATGGGGTTATAGTTTTAAATATGATCTACCCGGTGATTGTTTAAGATTACTTAGAATATTAGATTATGACTCAGATCACAAAGTAGAAGGTAGATCAATTCTATCTAACAACTCTTCTATGAAGATATTATATATCT